TCTACAGTTTGTGATCCTGACATAGTAATGTTACCAGTCATTTGACCACCAGACTTAGGTAGTTTTTCTCCTAAGCTAGTTGCTGTAGTTGTAGCAAAGTTAGCATCGTCGCCTAATGCTGCAGCTAATTCGTTAAGCGTGTTAAGTGCAGCAGGTGCTGAGTCAACTACGTTAGCTGCAGCCGTATTTGCATACGACTGATATTCAGATTCGATGGTAGCTAGTTGCTTACCATCTAAAGTATCTGCATCAATATTTAATGCATCAATGTCAGCTTTAGTCTGGTCAGCAGTAGCACTTGCTTCAATCCCATTTAGCTTAGAGTGATCTGCGTCAGTAAATACGTTAGAATCTGTAGCAGCCTCTACAGCCGCTCTAATCTCAGCATCTGTTTGGTCAGCAGTAGCACCCGCCTCAATAGCGTTAAGCTTCGTATGGTCAGCATCTGTAAAAACATTACTATCTGTAGCTGCTTCTACTGCTGCTCTTATTTCTGCATCTGTCTGATCCGCTGTTGCACCAGCTTCTATTCCATCTAGCTTAGAGTGATCAGTATCAGTAAATACATTAGTATCACTACCAGCAACAATTAACGCACGAATCTCTGAGTGCGTTTGATCTGCAGTTGCCCCACTTTCAATACCATCTAACTTAGTACCATCATTACTCAAGTTACGACCTTGTGTAGTCCTACCTGATTTTGTTTTGATGTTACCACTAGCATCTAAAAGATCTGCTAACTCTCTTGCCTTACTGGTCATCTACGTATCCTATTTAGTTAAACCCACTTTGGGCCTTCAAACCAAGCTACTAAACTTCTTCGTGTTCCGCTCGTTACGGGTTGTACTGAATGTTGTAAATAAGAAGGAAATACTAATACTGTTCCTTTTTGCTTACTTATTACTGGGTCAGGTGATGTGCACTCGCTAAAAGAAAAGGCACCACCTTTATATTCATCTACATGAGAAAGCTGTACAGTTACAGATAGCTTACGATCTAAACCATCATTGCGGTTCCAATTAATGTCATGATGCCAAGAGTAGTGACCACCTTCTGAGCCTAAGTATTCTGTAAATTGTATATCCGCTTTTTTATAAATATGAGCGTTAAAAGCATTTCTATTTGCTATATCTACAAAGTCATAAAGTAAATCTAATACAGGTTTATTATTTGTAAGCCAAGATACTTTACTCTTCCGTATATCTGCACCGCTGCTATTAAAGGTACAAGCTTCTGCTGTTTCACCAGCTTGTTTTACAATATTATCTACTATATCTTCTGATAGTGCAGCAGAAAATAGCTGCCAGTTTTGTCTTACATTGTCCATAAGTTATCCTTATTGTTTTTATTATTATACATAAAATTACTCCAACGTTACGTCATGCAGGTTTAGTGGGCCAAATCACATTTTGCGGAAATCCAGACTGCTCTGTAATGTTTAATAAATCCCTGCGATATTGCGCCCACTCAGCCTTTTTTTCTTCTGAAAGATCTTGCCATTTTAGCGGTGTGTTAGAGATAGCATCAACTTCAGCAAATAATAAATAGTTTCTTAACTGTCTAACTTCATTAGAATAATAATCATAAGAAGTTTGAGCGTCAGGCTCTACCCAAACGCCATTTTCATAAGTGTGTATAGGGGTAGGTTGCGGCTCTACTTCTATCGTATCTGATGGGTATGCGTCAGTAATATGAGGCCCAAGATCATCTGTAAGCGTAACCCAATATTGTCCTTTAATCTGACTGTAAAAATGTCTCATTACTTTAAAGCCCTTACTGTTGCATTGGCAACATAACTTATTTGAAAATATTGGTTGTTTGGAATGACGGAGTGAAATGTTGGGTAATCAACACCAGGAACCCCTGGGTCTCCCGCTGGAGCAGAAGCAGAGCTTGTTCCTACATATGAAAAGCCAATTCCAGCTACTTGCATAATTTCGCCAGTAGTATTTTGATATTGAGTATTGTTAGATAGGCCGTAGGCTTGCCAAGTATTAGACGCAGAAGCTGCTGGACCCGTTGGACCCGTTGGACCCGTTGGGCCAGTAGCCCCTGTTGGACCCTGTGAGCCTGTTGCTCCTGTATTTCCCTGCGGCCCTGTTGGCCCCGTTGGCCCCGTTGGTCCAGTAACAGAGTTACCTTGTGGCCCTGTTGGCCCTGTTGGTCCAGTCGGACCTGTGACAGAATTACCTTGAGGGCCAGTTGGTCCTGTTGGACCCGTAGGGCCAGTAGCACCATCATCACCGTCAGCACCCGCTGGACCCGTAGGGCCAGTCGGACCAGTAGGGCCAGTTGGCCCCGTAGAGCCATTAGAACCATTAGATCCTGCTGGACCCGTTGGACCTGTAGGGCCAGTTGGACCTTGCAATGCCGCATTGGTAATTGTTTGCTTTTCCCATCTACTAGCAGACACATCATATACAGGAATAAGATCTGAACCTGTTGCGTCCGTATTGGTAGGGAAACCAGTAAGAGAAGTGCCTACGTTTGCACTATCTGTAACATTAGCAGAAGCCTCAATACCATCCAGCTTCGTGCCATCCGCTGCAACGTCACGACCATCGACGGTTCCGCTTGCTGCAATGTTTCCTGTTACGTCAATGCCTGTGCTGGTGGTGTTTAACTTTTCAGCATTGTCATAATACAGAGTTACTGCACCGTTATTACCAGCAAACAAATAGTTTTCACTATTGTCAGCGTTATTTAATTCAAGATTATTTGCCTGTATTCTTAGGTTTCCAGTGCCGTTATCTTGAATAATGCTCCGACTACCATCATGGTAAATCTGTAGGTCAGACCCAGCACCGAAGATGGCTTTGTCGTTGTCTCCTAAATTAATATTACCAGTCATAGTGCCGCCAGCTTTAGGCAGTGCGGCATCAGCAGTAGCACCCTGTGCGGCTGTAGCGTAGTCGGAGCTATCAAATGCTTTAACTTGTGCTAGGTTAGTAACCTCGCTATCCATTAAGGCACCAGCGGAAGTTACGTTAGTAGTATCTGTTACATCTGCACTAGCTTCAATACCGTTTAGCTTTGTATGGTCTGCATCTGTAAACACATTACTGTCAGTAGCGGCTTCTACCGCCGCCCTGATTTCAGCGTTAGTTTGATCGCCAGTTGCTCCTGCTTCAATAGCGTTAAGCTTAGTATGATCAGCGTCAGTGAAGACGTTACTGTCTGTAGCAGACTCTACAAGAGTGCGTATCTCAGCCGCAGTCTGGTCTGCTGTGGCACCTGTTTCAATACCTGACAGTTTAGTATCTTTAGCATCTGTGTAAGCATTAGCTTCTGCTTCATACAAAGTTTTTATTTCTGCGCCTGTCTGATCTGCCGTAGCAGATGCTTCTATGGCGTTTAACTTAGAGTGATCTGCATCAGTAAAAACATTACTGTCTGTAGCAGACTCTACCAAAACTCTTATTTCAGCAGCAGTTTGGTCTGCTGTAGCAGATGCTTCTATACCATCTAGCTTAGTACCGTCTGCAGCTACATCTCTTCCATCTACAGTACCAGTAACAGTAATGTTACCTGTAACGTCAATACCTGCAGCAAAGTCTACATTAGCATCAAACTGCCCACCAGTAGATTTAGGTACAGCATCAGCTACAGTAAAGGACTTAAACGCTACAATATTTAACTCATCTGAAACAGTAGCACCTGTACTTAGAGTAACAGTATTTCCACCTGAAACACTATAGTCTGTACCACCACCTTCTAAGACAATACCGTTAAGAAATACTAATACGTTATCTTCAAAAAATGCTAGTTGATTGCTATTGTCATCATTACCAGTAAACGCTGTTTGACCAGATGTAGCAGTAAAGTAAAAGTAATCAATAGAGCGATTACCTAAGTTTTCAATATCAGTAGCAGACGTAGTAATAAATACTTCTGATTCACCTGCTAAATTAAGTAAAGACCCTGTAGAGCTTTCCTCATAGGATCTTGACATAGTGGTTCCGCTATGAGTGTAGACTCCTGTGCCTACTTCCCAGTTGTTACCATTAATAATTGTGTAGCGTACTGAGTTACCATTAAGGATACCACCTTGAGCAAAAGTTTGAAATCCTCCTACAGCAGAACCAAGGGTAATAGTACCTGTTCCTGTAGTAGACGTATTTACTTTTACACGATTTGCAAACTTAATTGTCATAGATAGGTATCCTTAAAGTATCTTATGCAATACGAATTACTGCCGTACCTGCTGCAGCTGCAGGAAACTCAATAGTTAAATCACCTGCTGTTGCGCTAACAGTACCGCCAAAGTCAATAACTGCTATTGCTTTGTTAGCCTGTGCAGTATTGTAAATAATACAACCATCTGTAGAGATAGTTACATTTTGAAATACTTCATCAGTAAAGTCAACAATAGCTGTGCTACCATCTAAAGTAATAGCAGCGCCATCTAGTACTTGACCACCTGCAGTGTAATTTGTTCCTGATGCTTCGTCGGAGTTACCAGTAACATTTGAATAGTTAGCAGTAGCTGCACCATAAGTACCTGATGGTGAAGCTTTAATTAGAGCCAATTTTAGTGTGTGAGTATCAAGATCGTGAACACCGCCAAGTAGCTCTTGCTTAAACGTGTTGCACATTGCTGTAGTAATAGCCATTGAGGGTATCCCTTATAATAAGCACAAAGGGGCCAGCATGTAGCCAGCCCCTAAGTATAACATCAATTAAGCAGCGTTGTATACTGCAGTGACCAACGCTTGTGGGCGAAGAATTTTGCGACCGTAAAGGTGCATTCCGCGCACGATGTCAGCGAATGAATCTGGATCACGATAGTTTTCCACGTTGTTGATCTGCTCTGCAGAAGCAACAGCATCATCCTGACCACCCAAGATAACACCAAAGTTGGCGTCTTGAGCCAGAGCACCAGAAGTGCCAGCGCCAGTACCCTTAGCAGGTAATGCGTTTGTAACATATACACGGAAGCCGTGCAAGTTGTTCAACACAAGACCGTTTTGCAAGCCAGCACCACCGTAATCGGCGTTCAACATGCGACTGTCTTCGTCTTTGAGCATCTCTACGAACACTGGGTCAACAACCAGCCATCTCCCTCGTGACTCAACGTTAGCTGTGTCCATCTGGCGAGCCATACGTGCAATTACTGTCAAAGGTGAGACAGTTGCAGTTGACAAGGCAGTTGCACCAGGCAAACGTGGGGCCAATGGAATTGAGTCACCAGTTGCATAGGCTGTTGAAGCTGAGTCAGCAGAACCTAATGAACCAAAGTCAGTAGCGTCCAAGTGATTCACTTTCAAGAATTCACCATCAAGCTGATTGGCTGTTGGGTGCTGTGCATCACCAGAAGTAGATGTAATCAGCGCACCTGCAGAGGTGAAACCAGTCATGTATGACAGTACGTCTGTATCCATTGAGTCAGCCATTTTATAAGCTGCACGATCAGATGCTAAACGAACAAAGTCTACATTGGCGAATTGCTCTTCAATGTCATCCATCTTAAAGGCAAAGTAGTTTGCTTTGTCGATGGTCAATGAAAAGTCAGAATCATCAAGCTTCTCAACAGAGATGTTTGTATGACGTTGCAGAGCGTTGACGGTTACGTCTGGCTCTTTTTGAATGCGAACAGTGTCGCCTTGGTTTGCAATATCACCAAAATATGAGTTGTTGGTAATTGCGTTAGTGACAGCAGAACGCCGTAAAGCAATCTGTGCCTGTTTTGAGTAGATAATCGGAGAGAAGTTTCCGTTAAATCCACCTGATGCGGATGTAATAGCCATAATGGTTTCCTTTCAATGATATGGCGTTGATAGTAACACTATACCCACTTGAAAGAGGCCTTCTGTAGTAGGGTAGTCAGCTTTGCTTTAGAGATGCCTCTCTGTAAGCGCTGGGCCTGTACGTCAGGGTGAGTCTTATATTTGTGGCGATTGTGCTTTTCATAAAGCATACACACACTTTAATATATGTGTATATGCTATAGTTTTATCTATGATAATGTTATTGTCAACTACTTCTTTGACATATCATAAATAAATTTACCAGAGCGCTGAGAATCTAAGATCTCTTCCATGCGCTTCTCGTATTCTTTGATAGACATTTTAGCTACCATAGACTCACTAATATAGTTAGATGAATCGTCTGGGTTAGGTGTAGATACCTTCTTAGCTTTTACAGAAGAAGCAGCATTCTTATCGCTGCTAGACTGCTTCATTGTCTTGATGCCTTTATCTACCTTGTAGAGATCTAATACACGAGCTACTGATTTAGCATCGTCTGTGTTTTCATACAAAGCATCCTGTACCCACTTAGGCTGTTCTTCTGCCCATGTATGGAATGCATCATCTTCGCGGATCTGTGCGAAGTCAGGGTGTATGTTAAGTAGCTCTACCTCTGCCTTTTCTTTCTTAGCTTGAGTACGCATACTTTCTATTTCTTGTAAGCGACTATCTAGATCAGAAGCACGTTCATTAGCCTTCTTATCCGCAATAGCTTCAATGATACCAGCTACGTCAGGGTACTTCTTAGTCCAAGCATCAATCTCTTCTTCTGACTTAGGTAGTACAAGCTCATTCTTAGCAGCTAAGTCTAGTTGACCCTTTAGCTTATCTAACTCCGTTTTATACTCTGCATCTTTTTCTTGCATGTACTTACGAATATCAGAGTATCGCTTTTTAAAGCTCTTCTCTTCTGCACTCAGATCAGCATCATCCTTTGCGGGTGCTTCTGCTTCCTCTGAGGCTTCTTCTTGTTTGGTATCACTTTTTGTCTGTACTTCGGGTTCGACAGACTCTGAGCTACTGGGTTCCTCTTGAGTAGCTTCTTCTGTTGAGGCTTCTTGCTCTTCATCGTCCTGTTTTATGCCAGCATCTTTTAAAAGCTGCGCTAACTCCTGTTCATCTCTCTGTACACGAGACATATTACGCATATGTGATACAGATTCAACTGCAATAGTTTGGGCTTCCGACATTTCTTACTCCTTTATGTTGGGGCCAGCCTAAGCTGGGTAGCCTTATAGTTATTTATTGTCGTTTAGTTATTATTTCTTTTTCTTATCCATTAAGCCGCCTTTTGATAACCCAGATATACCATAAGATTGGTCTAATGCTGCACCGCCTTTTTTCTCTGTAGAAGATAAGCCAGATGTTTTCTCTTTGGCTTTTTTAGTGGCTTTTGCTGCTGCTGCTTTTGCGACTTCTGCACCTGATGGGCCGGGATCTCTGTTACCTGTAGGTTTAGCAGGTTTATGATCAACTAAACTCTTCTTTGCCTTCGTTCCTGTGCCACCTGTACGTCTTGCACCATGAAAGCTATCACTTAATGATGGCCCTTCATAGCTATCATCAATCTGATCTCCTGCCCATGTATCTAAGAAATTAACTACGCCATCATTATTCATGTCATTAAGAATACCGCCGCCGCCTAATACACCGCCGCCGCCAAGAATACCCTGACCCTCATCTTTTCCGCGTCTAGTTACACCATCAAATAGCTTTTGTATCTTAGCTTTTTGTGCATCATCATCTGTTGCTCTGTAGCGTTTTTCTAGCTCTCTAGCTACTGCAAAACCTGTGGCACGTTTACCTATTTGTGCTATAAGTCCTACAGGACCAGCAAAGGTACTAAGACCAGAAAAAGCTTTGTTTATCTTTGGGCTACCTAAATTAGTAGCTAACTTAAAAAGCTCTTCATCTTCGTAATCTTCAAACTGTTTTGCTGCTGTATTAACGTTCTCTAACTCTCGATTGGCTTTATTTTGCTCTTCATTTGCTCTAATGTTAGTGGACTCACCTGTTTCAGGGTTTTGCACAGTTATCTCTGGGGAAGGGTTGTAACTGTCAGATGTAGTATACCCTGCGTCAATCATAGCTTGGGCTGCTGCATCTGGTTTTCCATCAACAAAGCGTAAGGAAAATGCCGCCCCTGTTTTTGGGTCACGGTATTCTCTATACTCGATATTGTCAGCCATAAAGTTTGTTTCAAATATAGAAGAAACGTCAGGTATAGCAGGTGTAGTTACGTCTCCACCCTCATTGTAGCCTTTTAAGTACCCGCCATCCTTCATATTTACCATAGGCTGATCTTCTGCGACTGTCTGTAACTCAGAGATGTCAAACGGGAAGTCTTCATCCTCTGGCTCAACCATCTCCATGCCCTCTGGTGGTATTGGCTCACCACCGATACGACCATTGGCTTCCATCTCAGCAAAGCCTTCTTTGGCTTGTGTACGGAGATCCTCAAAGAATTTAACACCATAGAAGCGTACAACATCAGCAGGTACAACATACTCGCCTTCACTTAGTTGTGCAGGTATATCATCACGTACCTCTTCGGGTAGTGAGCCTGTAGGTACTTCATTACCTGATACAGGATCTACATCTTCTACTGATCCACCAAGCGCAAAGGCCATTTGAGTCTGTTCTTCCATAGCCATTCCACCTTCGTTAAAATTCGCTTTAACACCTGTGACTTTATTCTCAAACTCAAATCTAGGGTCATCAGGAGTTGTCTTTTTTGCCTTTTTAGCAAATACTAATGGGCCTACTTGCATTACTTGCTCAGCAGAAACAACAGGCATACCATCAGCTTTATCATAGAAGTATGAAGCTCTATAAGGATTCATACCTACCTGTACCCACTCAGGATCATCAAACAGATTTTCTACTGTTTTATAAACCTCTTCTGGGTCCATATTCTGCCACTCACCCTGCATTCTAGCAATAGTAGTTTTTGCTGAACCTGTAGCAATCTTTGAAGCTGCTCAGGGGTTAGAGGTGAAGCTTACATTATTAAGCACAGCAGACTGTCCATAACCTACGGTTTTACCATCTTTTACAGAGCCATCATGTAAAGATACAACCCAAGTGTCTGAATTATTATAAGCAGGTATATCTAACCTAGAAGAAATAGGTGTACCATCTTTAATACTCTTATTTACTCCTAAAACACCCTTCTTTGTTTTCCTTGGGTCTGTAGCGTGTAAAGACTTTACAACCTCTTCTTTTGTTGGAAACTTTGGCATCTCCGTAATAGGTTTAATAGGCTGTCTCTCATCTGATAGCTTTCTAAACTCTTCTGATGTTATTTTACCCTCACGAAGATTGGTAGCTGCAGCAGCCATTTCATCGTCTGGCGGTATTCTAAACTTATCTTTTGCGTAGTTTTCTGCCTTCCAATCAGCTAGGTCTTTTTCGGAAAAACCTAAATCATCTACAGCGTCAGAAGTAGCATCTAAAGTAAGTGGTCTAGGTTTTGAGGGCACTACTGTAAAATCGTCACTACCTACTCTGTCTTTTAATTCAGTATAAACTTGCATTGGCGAAAAAGTTTTATCTCCTGCAGCAATACTATTCTCAGCAGCAACTTTCTGTAACTTTTCAGCAAAACCTTCTCCAAAAGCAGGTTCGTTCATAAGATCAACAGCAGACTGCGTTACTGTTTTATTATCTAATCCTGCAGGGGTATCTGCAATCATGTTTACTTTTGGTATGCCTGTTCCGACCTCACCCTTTAACCTAATATTACCACCCATACTACCTAGTGCATCGGGGTCAACCTCAACACGCTTTACAGTCTCTGCAGCCTTTTTAGCACCAGCCCTTATCGCATTAGCTGCAGCATCACCCAATCCCGGAACAAGCCCTACAAGAGCAGCCCCGCCTAGTGCACCCGCGAGAAAGTAATTAGGATCTTCTTTGTTTAATTCATCATATACTTCTTTAGCTGCCATAGCATCACCAATTACAGGTGTAGCTGATGCAATAAAAGTAGCAGCGTCTCTAAAGGATAAGTCAGTATTGACTTGTGGGGCATCTTCAACAGCTTTAGCAGCCTCTGCTGCCCAGCCTAGTGCCTCATCAGTCTGCTTACTTACTAAATCCATTGACTGTCTCCCTGAGTAGCTTTAATCGTCTTAGCACACTAATTGCACCCTGTGCTCTGTGTACTTCTACAGGTGTATCTGCACTTTCAATGATTCTATGCTGTATAGTGACTAGATCATCAATGTGAGCATAAAACTCTTCGATAGCTTGCTTGTTATTTACAAACTGTTTAAGCGACATTACCAGTAAACCCTTGTTCATCTGGTGTAGGGGCTGTTCCTATACCCATCTGTGAACCACCGCCACCAGACGTATCAGCTACGCCCTGTGGGCCTTGTCCTTGAGGTGGAGCACCCTCTGGTGCTGCAACACCTTCTGGCCCTGCAGGGGGCTGTGCTGGCTGCTGAAAGCCCTTCAAGATCTCAGCTTGAATAGCCGCATCCTGCATAGAGTTAGTAACCTTGTCTGGGTCAAGATCCATAGACTTAGCAATCTCACGAATTATGTAGTCCATCTTAGCAAAAGGTGCCAGTACTGGATTCTGTGCAACCTGTAAGAATTGCATCAAACGCTGTGACCGTACTTCGTTAGCCATCAAGCTTTCTGTACCAGACGCACGTACCTCTAGATCACCCTTTATTGTCTCATCAAAGTCAAACTGCATGTTGAATGCAAAGAATGCCTTACCTAGAGGGCGAATCAAGTAGTCATCCACGTTCTTTACTACAGTACGGATAGAGCCGTTGGCAGCAGACATAAGCATACTAATACCAGAAGCGGTACGACCCACCCCAGAAACGCCTGTTTGACCATGTGCGAAAGATGGAAATCCAGTTGACTCATCTGCTAAAACCCTAGCCTTATCAAATAGTTGCATGTTTTCTTGTGCTACATTAGGAAACTTGGTGCCAAAGATGCTCTGCCCCATTGCACCCCCCTGACGCCTAAACACTTTTCCAGGGTACACAGATAAATCTTGGCCCGGAACCATGTTTGTTTCATCAACTTCAATGATCAAGTTTCCACTCAATGCAGCGTTATCAATAGCCATACGCATAAAGCCATTCATAAGCGTTTGAGTATCATCCATATTCTCTGCAATACCTACACCAAAGAAGCTGTAGGGGTTATGCTCATATGGGGTAGCATAGTAAGGTATACGTGATGGCTTGAACGGGTTTAGTACCATACGCAGTACTTCACCATTACAGATCCATACGTTAGCACTTACTTCATCTAAGTCTTTCATAGAAGTAGGTATCTTAATACCGTGCTCTTCTAAAATAGCAGTGTCTACAAAGCCCCAAAACTCTAACACTTCCCAACGCTCAGACTCAGCATGAACCTGATTGTCTTCCATAGTCATTTCCCAGTGCTTCTGCACATAGTCTGGGCCTTTAGCTACTGCCATATCAATAGCATCATCCATAAAGTATGGGCGTGTCTTGAGCGAGCGTAGCTGTGTACGTGACATCTTGTGACGCTCAATAGTGTACTCAGCATCATCCATAGACGTAGCTTCTGGGTCAGGGTAGAAATTCCACACACTTACGTGGTTGCACTCAGGTACAGTCTTT